TACCGCAAAAAATTATTAAGAAGACATTAGAGTTACTAACTGGTACATTTGCTTTAAGTATAGTTCATTGTGATTCTAATGAAGTGTTTATTGCGAGATCTGGTTCTATTCTGCATTACAATAATAAAGGCGATTATTCGACAATGGGTGGACACGGTTTTAAGGAACTTCCAGAAGGTACTTTAATGAAACTAAACAATAAAACAAAAAGGTGGAACAAAGCCGGTAAGTTTACATTTAACTCACCTTTTTCTTTCGTATGAAAACATTTATATTTGCAGCAACTAAAGGAAAAAAAGAACAAACACTCCTGTATAATACTCTTAAACATGAAGCAAGCTGGATTCAAGAGGATAATACTAAATCACTAGCTAAGTGCTATAATAAAGCTATCGATTTTGCAATTGAAGAAGATATAGATAATCTAATACTGGTTCACGATGATGTAATATTAGAAAACTACTCAAATGAGAGACTTGATAATTTAATGCAAAAATTTGATGTTGTTGGTGTTGCAGGCACGACACAAGTAAAGTTACAGAGCCCGGCGCTATGGCATATAATGGGTGGTGGTTTCGGGTCTGGTAATCTACACGGTGCTGTAGCTCATGGAGATGGTAAGACAAAACATATGACTGCATTTGGACCTTACCCAAAGCGAGTTGTTTTACTCGATGGTGTTTTTCTCGCTATTAACAGGAAAGTTTTTGAAAAAATTAGATTTGATGAATCGTGTCCAGCAAAATGGCATTTTTACGATTTAGATTATACTATGCAATGCCATAAAGCAAAGTTTAAATTAGGGGTCGGAGACATTTTAATTACTCATCAATCACCAGGTCTTAGTAACGTAACACAAGAATTCAAAGATGGTAGTGAGTGGTTTCTTAATAAGTGGAAAACGAAATAATCTATAATACTATTATATGGTGAGTAAGCTAGACTTAGATTATTTTGAAAATGTGCTTATTTACAAGTCGTTAACAGACGGTACATATCTTGCATCTGTAGCTGATTTTGTTGAACCGGACTATTTTAAGAATAAAGCTATAGCAAGTATCTTTGCTATTGTTAAAGACTTTTCTGAAAAGCGTAATAAGTTACCTACTGTAACAGAGATTAAGTCATATTTAGTTTCTGACGAACAAAAAAGTTCCTTCAAGGAGCTTGTTAAGTCATTTAACGACATCGATAAAAATCTAGATAAAGACGAATTGTATGAAAATACGGAACAGTTCCTAAAAGAGAAAGCTGTTTATCATACAATGCTCAATGTTGCTGAAGATGTATCGAGTGGAAAAGTTGATACGTCTGATGTTTTAGATAAATTTGAAAAGTCATGCAATATTAGTTTGGTAACTGACCTTGGGTTAGACTTATATACTAATATTGATACTCTTATTGATGATATAAACTCTGTTGAACGGCATATACCTAGTAAATGGGAATGGTTAGATGAATGTCTAGGTGGTGGGTTCCTTGAAGCTGGAAAATCTTTATACGTTTTTGCTGGCGAGACTAATATTGGTAAGTCGATCTTTCTTGGTAATGTAGCTCATAATATCGCTAGTGAAGGTAAGAACGTATTATTAGTAACCTTAGAGATGTCAGAATTACTTTATGCTAGACGAATTTGCTCTAATGTAACTAAGGTACCTATGAAAGAAATGGTCGGTAATACACCTGCTATTAAACAAGCAATTAAAGACGAAGAGGGTAAAATTTTTATTAAGGAATTTCCTCCTGCGACTATTACAGCTAACCAGTTAAAGGGGTTTATTAAAAAGTTTCAAGAACAAGGTATTAAGTTAGATGCTATTGTTGTAGACTATCTCAACCTAATGCACTCAACAATAGGTAATAACTCATATGAAAGAATTAAACATGTAACTGAGCAAGTTCGTGCAATGAGTTATTTGTTTGAGTGTCCTATTATTTCCGCTACGCAGTTAAACAGAGCTGGGTTTGATCAAGATAATCCGGACCTAGCAACTATATCTGAATCTATTGGACTAGCAGCTACTGCCGACGTCATTGTATCAATCTATCAAAACGAAGAAGATAGAGAATTAGGAATTATTAGATTAGGTATGATGAAGAATAGATACGGCCCTCGAGGGACTACCCAAGCAATGCGTATTAACTACTCTACTCTATCAATTGAAGAAGCAGATGATATAGAATTTGATAATGACGGTGATGATGCCTTCAATATGCTGGCTGGCCTTGCACAATAAGGAACTTGTGGTAAATATATACAGTGAATATCCAAATATGGACTGATACCGATTTACACGGTGCTGGATCAGCATTAGTGTTAAAGTGGTTGTATAAAGATGCTGATACATTTAGTATAAATGATGTAACAGAATCAACTCTTACCGGTCGTTTTAAAGGAGCACTCCATACACTAGATCATTATGATAGAGTTTATATTGTAGATTTAGATCTAACCCCGGATCAAATAGAGCTTGTAGATAGAAATAATGTGGTTGTTATAGATAGTCATAAAAATCATGCAGCGCATAAACACCTATATCAAAAAGCTAAAATTATTATAGATGCAGATGAATATTCTTCTATTAAGATAATACATCAAAAATTTAAATCGCATTTATCTCACTTAACACCCAAACAAATTAAACTAATAGAGTGTGTTGAATCGTATGATTGGTATAATCCTGAAAGCAAGGATTCGTTAAAGTTAAATGCAATATATTACAATCTCAATTCTCCAAAGACAGAAAATTTTATAACCGCATTTGAGTCCGGATTAAGAGAATTTACAGTACATGAAAAAAATGCAATTAAACTTTACTTTAAAAAATTTAAAGACCAGTTAACAAGCGATACCTTTACCGGTAAGATTAAAGATTATAACGTTATCGCTACTTTCGCAAATTATGCAATAAATGAACTAGGCCACTACTTAATTAAAAAGCATAATGCCGATATTAGTATTATAGTTAATACTCAGGCTAAGACAGTATCGTTTAGAAGATCAAAATCATGTGACGCTGATGTAAGTATTTTAGCTCAAAAGCTATGTAATGGGGGAGGGCACGCTGCAGCTGCGGGAGGTAAACTAACTGAGCAATTTGCATCATTAACCAAACAATTTACCCCATGTTAAGTATACATACTCCAAAGGCTCCATCCAGCACACTAATAAAAGACGAAACAGAGCATTTATTGCTATGCTTTTGTACATTTTGCTCCCAACTTAAGGGTAAAAAGTTATCCCTACAAAACATTTTTATATTAGTATTACAAGAAGAAAAGATAAGGAACATTCTTAAACAACTTTTAACCATTGAAACTAACTTTGATGTAGTTAAACTATTTATAGACTTTGAACCATCGATTACAAAATCGAAATACATCACAAAGTTCCTTAATTCCCATTCTGATATAGATTTATGATTACTGAAAAAGAGAAGCATATATATAATAGTTTTTTATATGCGTCTCGTAAGGCAAAAAATAAACCAGTTCGCCTTAGACAGAATTTTGATAACATACAAAGTAAAGATGAAGTAGCTTTGAAGAAGCTTAACTTACTTTTATCAAAATACACTCATATAAACTACAGTGACTTTTTCATAGCGCCTTATAAGGTGTATGGACCGGATAATTACTTCGACCTATCTTTCTTTAATACAAGAAGAGCAATTAAATGTTATTCAATGTATTGTAAGGATAAAGAAACACAAGACCCGGATAGTGATGAAACTATCGATACATTAAAGGAATGTTTAAAATTTATTTACAATTACTGCGACGATAAAAAAATAACACTCCAGGAATATAAAACATATACCCCGGGAGTAGCTTCGGATCTTTTACCTAATAGTGCAACACCAGAAGTATTTTGGCATTTAAAGAACCACCATATTAATTTCTATACACTACACGCTCTTGATGTGGGTGCTGCAGTAAAGGGTACAGATACAGAAATATACAATTGGTTTATTCCCGACTTTACAGACTTATATTCAAAGACACGTATTAAATTTATAAGTTCCAAATCACTTAAGGAGAAAGCTAAAAAAGGATTAAAAATAATAGAACAAAAACTGTTGAAGTTTGGCTCTTAGTTACTATAATTATGACATGAGTACTTTTAATACTTCAATGTTTCAATCAATTAAAGACGCGTTAGCGAGCTCTGAAAGTAAGGGTTCTGCTACATTCAACGAAATTATGCAGACTAAGGTCGGCAATACGTTTACGGTAAGACTTTTGCCTTTTGCGAAAGATCCTAGTAAAACCTTCTTTCATTATTATAACCATGGATGGAATTCCTTCGCTACAGGACAATACGTACAGACGTTAAGTCCGCAAACTTTTGGTGAGCGAGATCCTATTGCTGAAGAACGCTTCAAGGTTCTTCGTACTGGTAGTGAAGAGGATAAAGAAAAGATGAGCGCTGTTCGTCGTTTGGAGAAATGGCTTGTTAATGTATATGTTATTGATGATCCTGTTAACCCGGATAATAACGGCAAAGTAAAAATTCTTCGATACGGTAAGCAGCTTCAAAAAATTATTACTGAAGCTATTGAAGGTGAAGACGCTGAAGAGTTTGGTCCACGTATTTTTGATCTCGGGGATGAAGGTGTTAACTTTAAGATTAAAGTCGAACAACAAGGTGATTTTCCGACTTATGTTTCTTCGAGATTTACTACCGCTGGTAAAATTGATCTTTCAGAAGATCAACAAAAGGATATTTACGAAGGAGCATTTAACTTATCTGAGGTGTTTACTCTTAAGACATATGATGAACTTAAGGAGATGTTCAATGAGCATTATTACTGTAAGACAGGTGAAGATGTAGATACTACGCCGGAGACTTCAGCTCCGGTACCTAATGAAGCACCTGCAGAGCCTGAACCAGCAGCTGTAGGTAGTAATGATTCAGTTGAGGAAGATATCGACGACCTGCTTAAGGATCTTTAATTATGAATGAAGCAATGACACCAGAGCAAAAGGCGATGGTCTTACAATTTATGGGACAAACCTATGGTGAGACTCATAAGCAAGATCAAAATATTGTAGGTAACTCCGGTAATCTAAGGCCTCAATCTCATGAA